CTTACATGCGGCAGGGTGGCCCAGTCGCGGGCCCGGTTGTGGTTCTTGATCTTGGCTGCGGCTTCAGGCGCAACCATCGCCATGAACTTGCCGCACCATACGGCGTTCCAACCGGTAGGATTTGTGCCAAGGTAGTGCCGCGCCTTATCCACCAGATAGTCGCCGGACGCAACTACGTCTGAAACAACGCGCCGGGCGTGCTTGTTTGCCTTGCGGGTAATCTCAACGAAAACTTTCGGTGCCTGATGTACTTCATCGGATTGCCTGCAGCCTCTTTCGTCACAGAAAATATACGATTCGGCAATGCGTGGCTTGGCATAGGCGGACGTCGTAATAAACAAAGCAGCAATAGCAACTGCCATGATCTTAAGTGTCGTCATAGGAGACCCCTTTTGAGTTGGGTTATTATGGCGCGCGCTTAGGATTAAGCGAACGTAGTTTTTAAGACTAACAAAACACCCAATAATATCATAAATGTCACAAACAATACAAGGCTAACAAGGAAGTAAGTAACCACACTATAAGTGTAGACCTCTGGCTTTAGATTGAGACTTTTTAGCCTATAAGGCTTATGAAAACCCATTTTTCACCCGATAAGTAAGAGAAAAAAGTAAAATATAACTGAAAACGCCAACGACATCACGGAAATCATTGTTATTTCCAATATTGCGTTCATTTTATCTTCCTTTTTGCAACGCTGGACACGCCAGACCCAAGCAAAAACTGACGATGAATAAACTCTAGGGATTCCAGCAATGTGGCCTGGTTGCCTTCTAGGATAGCCTGCGCGGCTGTATCCGTTGCCGCGTCGAGCATCGTCACGATGCTTCGGATTTCTCCAACAAGTTTGACCATTTCATTCCCCCTGTTCATCACCGTCTATCTCCCGTAGCATTTGAGTGTAGACGGCGGCGTCATCCAATGAATCCGCATGCCCCCCGTTGTCGAATGATTGGGCATATCGGCACATTTTCATTATTACCATTGTAAAGGTTACAAATCGGTTAATGTCGTCTGCTGTTTCCAGATTGATTTTACCATCGAAAATTTCCCACAAGACGTTACCAACACGCTTATAAGTGTCTCCGTACTGGGCATTGCGCTGCTGATACAGCTTTGCAAGTTCAGCTAGTTGGCTTGGGACGGTCATTGGCTACCTGAAATGAGACAACGCCAGCTTTCTTGAATGTATCAATGACGTCGTCTCGATCATCGAAAATGCAAAGAACATCGGATTTGATATCTTTAAATCGCGTTATCGCAAGGTCCATTTTCATCACCGGAGCAGGCCGGTAGTCGGTGTCTTTCCGCATCAACAATTCATTGTACGGAATGTCGTGTTTTGAGAGCCACTGCAAAGTATCTTGCCGCCATTTTTCAGGACGTGCTGTAATGAAAATAATCGCATGCCCCGCATCGGCCAAAGCTATCAAAATATTAACCATGGCCGATATCGGCAGATCATACGCGGCTTCAGAATGGTAAGTGTCCCAATCCCCGCCAATGAGCGGGTCGCGCCATGTGGCGTTAGACACTGTGTGGTCTATGTCGCACAATACGGTTTTCATGGAAGTATTCTTGGCCCGGTTCCCGGCTTACGCTTTGGTAATGCGGTGCGAATCGCTCGGATCGTGGGGGAGACCACTGTCGACCCGTCCAGCCGGGGGTCACTTTGCGGCTGGTTAACCAAAGACCAAGCTCCTTATTTCAATTTCAAATAATCCTCAAACGCATTAACTGCGGCGTCACACCCAAGAGCTACACAAACAAACGCGCCTGCCTTTGCACACGCTTCGAGATATTCTATCTGACCATCCTGCCACCTAGACTTCGTATGGTCGCGTCGTTTAATCTCGCACACGAACGCTGGCGAGCCGGGAATTATAACGTCAGCCGCGCCAGGCGTCATGCCCTCTGCCTTATGACGCGCTGCCTGCATAAAGGACCTCTTGCCCTCATTTCTGACATGCACCGCAATCAGCCCCCATGATAGGGGCCATTGTCGCCTTAACCTAGCAAAAAATGTAACTTGTTCAACCGTCTCGCTAGGGCATACCCCCCGAAACTCAGGATTGCCGTAGAGCTTTAGACTACTCGGGAATTTCATCTGCGGGCCTATTATAAGCAAAAACGCGGTAAAACCCCGTTTCCGGGTCTTTTGCGTAGGTAATTGTTTGCGGTGCAACATTTCCTAGGGCCAGAAACAAATTCCGATCCCTCGCGGCACGGCTCCATGTGGGCTGCCTCATTAGCCAGAAAGCAAACGACCTATATGGGGTTATAACGTCAATTCTCTCGGTCTGTTTACCCGTCCGGCTGATTGACGGCTTCACCGTCCATGACACAACCTTGTCGGTCTGCCTATTGGTCGGATCGCGCTTCATCTCCTGAAATTCAATCCGTAGTTTTTCGTTTGGATCGACGATCTCGCCTTTGCAAGATTCGCAATATCTTGCCGCTATGTCGTTTGGTTCATCGCAATGCGGGCATTCTTTGCTGGTCCAGCGATATCCGCATTGCACCAAATCGCCAGCCACGACTAACTTGCTCTGGCACCGCCGACCGAAATGACCTGGCATTGATCCAAATTCGGTCGGGATAGCAAAGCCGTCTAAATCAACCCAGTAGCCGTGATTATTTGTTTCATAATTATCTGGATTAGGGCGGGCCTTAAATTCGTTTTCGACGTTACAAAGCGGGCAAACGCATTTTATATATTTATTACCTGTGGCGGGATTTGCCGTCACCTCCGGCGCGAACACGTCGCCATCAGGACAGTGCCTCTCAAAGTTTTCAGCGTAATCAAGCAAAAGGCAATCTTGCTTGCCATCGCTGATACGCAAGCCCCTGCCTATGATTTGTTGCATTAGCCCGACGCTTTCTGTCGCCCGCAGGAGCGCAATAACGTCAACGTGTGGGGCATCAAAACCCGTAGTCAACACGGCAACGTTGACGAGATACTTGATCTCGTGCGCCTTGAACCTAGACAATATGTCGACCCGCTCGGATCGCGGAGTATCGCCAGTAACAATCGCAGACAAGCCAGGTGGAAGACTGGCCATACATTCTTCCGCATGACGAACCGTTGCCGCAAAAATCATGACGCCGCGGCGATCTTTTGATTGGGCAACGACATCCGCAATGATGGCCGATGTTTTCCGTCCATGTCCGTGATAGGCCGTGTCTACGTCCTCGGCGTTAAATTGGCCCCGGCTGTTTATCTCCATGTGCGACGTGCGGTAGCTGACGGCACGAATGGCGCCGATCACGGGCTTGGTAAGATATCCTTGGTCAATCAATTCCCTTGCCTGAATCCTGAACACACATTTTTCAAAATACGGGCTTTCCGTTTGATAAGCGGGCACTGGTTTTCCATCGGGAAATAACCCAAATATATAACCGCTGTTTAACCGATATGGCGTTGCCGTCATGCCGACTACGCGGAGGTTCTGGTTTTTCTCCCGCATGGCTTGGACGATGCTTTTTACTGTTGGCGATATTCCGTGGCATTCATCAATAATAACCATTGCGAATTGATCGCCAAACTTATTGATGCGGTTTTTCACGGTCATCGGCGTTCCAAAAACAACAGGATGCCGCAAGGATACCTTGCCTGCGCTTGCCGAAAAGATCGACGCCGGGTTGCCTGTTGCAAGATACTTTTCATGATTTTGCACGACTAACTCGCTTGACGGCGCGAGACAAAGGACGTGTTTACCATTGCTGTATTCGTGGATTGTTTTTGCCACGGCTGCAATAATATGCGACTTACCGGAACCGGTAGCCGCTTCAATCATGCAAAACGCACGCGACCTCTTCACCCATTGGATGATCGCGTCGTGTGCGTCTTGCTGATAGGGACGAAGCATTATTTCAACAGCCAATATTCGCTTGGCAGCCCGCGAAACGGTTCTAGATTGGCTTCTGGCGCAATTGACTTGATTGCTTTTGCGTAGCTGATCGAACCCTCTTTTTTAACAAGTGTTAAATTGCGAGAACCAAACTTTGCGCTTTTGCCATTGGAAATCTGAACTAAGCTGTCAATTATCTCTTTCTTCCGTTCTGTCGCGGCATCAATTGACCGCACCGTGTCGTCGTATTCCGCCAGAAGCTGCAAGGCCCGTGGGGTATCAATCACCGACCGTTTAGGCGCGATATATTCTTCCGCATTTTCCCGCTCGCGCAGATATTTGTTCCAGAAAGCAAACAACACCGGCGTGGATGAATCTATAAATGTATCGTCTCGATCTACGCGCTCAAGGCTAGTACCCGCTGGAGCCCACTGGTAAAAATCGCACCACTTGCGATCTGTCACCAATAGTTGAATCTGAATCTGCGCGTAATAGTGCATTTGATCCCGCGCCGTCTTGAACGGGATAGGCTTTTCCAAGTTGCGGTATGAAAATGGGCATTTAACTTCAATCAGCCAGTCAGATCCGATCAAACCGTCTGGCGATGCACCAAGCCAGTCTTTGTATTCAAAAAAACCGCATTTCTCGACGGTTTTGTTTGTTTCCATCGAATATTCTTGAATGGCACCGTTTTCGTTTGACGTGCCCCATGTTGTGGCAATGTTGCCTTCAAATTCGGACGGTGCACCGTGCCATTCTCGAACCATCCTGCGCATGACGTCATCTGGTGACGACCACGGTGAGTGGCCGAGTATTGCCCCGACCGACGACCCCGTCACGCGACCCTTGCGGACGTTAAACCATTTCTCGCTTCGCTGTTCCATGTGGCTCCCCTGTGAATTGCTTGCCTTGCCTTGCCTTGCCTCGCCACGCCTCGCCCGGCCCTGCCGCGCCACGTGGTACTTATTGTACCTCGTGGGGCTGCCCCGAAAGACAGCCCCCTAAGCTACAATTTGCTTGCCTTGCCTCGCCCCGCCCTGCCCCGCCACGCCATGCCGCGCCTTGCACAGAAAACGGCGCGTTGTTACACGCGCCGCTCTTATTCGTCAGAACGGAATATCGTCGTCTATAATGGGTTTTTTTGAAGGTGCAGTAGCTGCTGCACTGCCCCCCTTGGACGATACAGCGCCAATCCAGTTGCCCTTAATTTCTGTACCTGTTGCATCCTTAATCGCCCACTGCATAATCATGATCTGCATGGGCTTCAGGCAAAGGCAATCAGTAAGGGTTTGATCGGTCGGCTCATCCTGTGATGCAAACAACTTCTTGCCGGCGTTACCGTCGATTGCCGCCAGCATCAATTTGGCCTTATCCCGCTTCTTGTCGGGGTCTTTCGCCATTGGGTCGGCGTCTGCCACCCAAAGCTTATGATATATCTTCCGGTTTTTATATACGTCCGGCGCCAATACCGACCAACGCAATGATATGAAACGGGCACCTTCCTTGTCATCCCACTTTGCTTCGTCGATTACGGCGAGGCATTGCGTCTTTTCAGGAATTAGATCGAAGTTTCCCCCTCCTACTTCATATTCGCCGTCGCTCTTAGCTGTATCGCCCGTCGAAAGTTCCCAGAATGATGACATGTTTTTAGCTCCTCAAAGACGGAATAAACGGCGTAAGCGGGTTAACGCCGGGCGAAACCGTGATCGGCTCCGTGATACCAAACCGGTTCTTGCTGACCGAAGCAGCAGTCGCATGAGTAACAAGAACACGAGTGCCGTCAGAAATAGCTTTCTTGCGCTCGCCTTCACCCATCGTGAATGTTTCCAGCTTGAGAAAACCAACCAGATCAACATCATCGACATAAGACGGCATGCTTTTTTCGTGAAGGCGAAGCGTGTAGCGCATATACGGATCGCCATCCGGCGGCTCAAGCCGCGACGTGTCGGCATGAGCCACAAACACCGCGTGCATGCCGCGACGCTCGCCCAGTAATCCAGCAGCCTTACGAACGCGAGCGTGCATCGTCGCAACTTGTTCCCGACCCGCGCCATAACCGCCATGAGCTTGCTGAATGCCCTTTGGCTTTTTTGGATCGCTATCAACGACGCTCTGGACGAAAAGCCTTTCCAATGCGCTAACGCTGTCAATGACCAGCGTTTTATATTCGTGGTCATCATGGATCAGAGCCTTTAATTGCTCCCAGAGCTCGTCGGGAGACGTTAAAAGTGGGAATGCGTCTGGGCGCGTTGATTCAGGGATGGCCTGGAGGCCATCTTCTGCTCGAATAAAAATAGGCTTTGGGAAGGTTGCGGCGAGGCTAGTTTTGCCGACGCCAGAGTCACCCGTGATGGTGACGATGACCGGTCGATCGGAGGGTTTTCCAATCGTTGAAATGACGCTCATTTTAGCTTCTCCTCTTTGCTAACGGGGTTGACATTATTGGTCCTGCTTTATATTGTCAAGGTGTAGTTTGATTGAATAAAGGCCTAATTTATGAATCAGCCCAGTATCATGACCATCGAGCAGGTCCGCGACGCGCTCAAGGACCGCCGAATTGGCGTTGTTGCCGACGCCTGCGGCCTATCTTACCCCACCGTCAAGGCCATCGCCGATGGCGAGACCGGGGCGAAATATGAAACGGTAAAGGTTCTTTCCGACTATCTCAGCCGGAATTAACCCATGACCGCACGCGCGTTTTGGGAGGCGGGCCACCGCGTATTTGGCTTGCATGGCGTCACGAAGGACGGCCAATGCGACTGCGGGCTGCCGTCTTGCACGGCAATCCTGAAGCATCCACGGTCGTCAAAATGGCAGAACACGCCGCATTGGGCTGAAGATCAATTTAACACTTTGGAGAAAGAAACCGGCCATCTTGCCACCGGATACGGTATTGTCGTGCGGGGCCTGTTAGTGATCGATGTCGATGCGCGTAATGGCGGCGTTGAATCATACGCAACCCTTGTTGAGAAAATCCCCGCGATAGCAGGCGCTGGCCTAATTGTTGAAACCGGATCGGGCGGCGGATCAAAGCACTTATATTTCAAAATCCCCGAAGGCGTTGCGCTTCTTCAGCATCATCCCGATTATCCTGGCATTGATTTCAAATCGTCGGGC